GGGTTTGCGACAAGCTTCGTCCAAAACGTACTGCTTTTCGACCTTCTCGATCAAATCGCGACGGATTCCGTTCGTGGAAATGAAAATGCGGCCCTTGAGGGACGGATGCTTTTGGAGAGTCCAGCGGGCGTGCTCTTTACAAAGGCAGATGTAACGGTCCACTTTGGCGAGCTGTTCGTCGGTGAAGTTGTACCCTACATCCTGTGCGACGAACCACCAGATGTTGCCGACATGCTTTTCGGCGTCAAGTGCGTTCGTGTCGCGGTAGATGAGCCAGATGCCGCCGTTTGGTTCGTTTAGACGGGTCTGCCCGACCTCGACGGACCACCAGGGGACCCCGGCAGGGCTGGTAGGGTTCGGGAGGATGTCGGACAGATTCTCGGGGAGCTTGTTGAAGGACCGGACGGAAAAGCCGCGCTTCGAGAGGCGTTCGGAGAGCTGAATATGGGACGTTTCGGACCCGCCGATGCCTGTGATGTCGGGAGTTGCCCAGAACCAGGGTTCGAGCGCGACGGGCGAGTAGAAGTTGACGGGAACCGTGCTATTCGCCATAAGGATTACAGGAGATGAAGATGCTCACAAAAAACAGGGTACCATAAGGGTACCCTGTTTGTCAAGCGTAACTACCAAGGGACGGATTAGACGGCTGCGTAGCGGACTCGAACGGCCGCGTAGAAGCCCTTGCCCGTGACACCGGCAGCGGCGGAACCCGTCGAACTGGCGTTCCAGTTGATCGAGATCTGGTCACCCGTCGAGAAGTTGGCCGAAGCCTTATTCACAACGGCGGAGACTCCGCCTCCCGCGTTTGTGGACTTTCGGGCGATGGCCGTGGACAAAATCGGACCCACAATGTTGGGGGTCGTGGAGAGGCACGTCGCGGAATTGATGTTGACGGTCGCCGAGATGTCCGCGGACACGAAGCCCGAGGCCGAAACGGCCGGCGAGATAACACCGATGTAGAAATCGACGACGCGGCCATTCTGCTTTGCGATGCCAATAGGCTGAAGGGTTATGGCGCCTACGCCGTGAATCGAAGACTCGTTGACCGTCGAGAAGAAAAAGACTTCATCGTTGTACTCGATGCCGCCGTTACCCGCGTGGGTGTCATTAGAAAGTAAGATACGATCTGCCATGTTGTTCTCCTGAACCTACGCGATGCTCGACTGCGGGTCGAAGGTTTTGAATCTGTACGAACCGCCGATTCCAGCGGGGCCGTCAAGAACCACCGAAGCGGTGGCGAAGTTGTAGGCCACAGCCGCACGGATCAAGCCTTCAGGGTCCCACATGCCGCCCGATTCGGAGCGGTGCGTGATGATCTTGAAGCGCTGCTTTTTCGGATCCATGACCTTGGAGGGACCGCGGCCGGCCAGATCGACCGTGCCAACGGCGCCCTTACCGAACAGGTATGCGCGATAACGATTCGGGCCGGTCTGAGTCTTGACGTTCGTGGACTCAACCACCCGGCTGCCCGCAATGTGCGTCACCAGGCCTCGGTCTTCCCGGCGGACAAGCTGGGAGTCTTTCGGACTCGTGTACTTGAAAATGTCCGCGTACCCACCGGCGGCCGGATCGTTCACGATGTCAAACGAAACGTAGGGGTGGACAATCGTGAAGAACTCGTCGTTGTCGAAAGGCTGCACGTCAATGCCTTGCAAGTTATGCACGCCCGCCCTAATGTCGTCCACGCGCATGAAGTTACCGGACAAGAGCGTCTGGTCGGTTGACCCGGACTCGTTGTCGATCACGTTCCGAGTCATGGTATCGACCGAAAGGCCCGCCTGGTAGCCCAGGAGGTCGGCCGCTTCGGCGACGGTGGAGTCGATGGCCGTGTCTTCCAGCAAGTCGGACACAGTAATGAATGCCGAGTACTGACTGACCGTCACACCGAGAGGGCGGCTGTCCAGGCTGAGGCCGGTTCCAACCGTGCCTTCGACGGAAGGCGTGGTGTTTGCCGTGAAATTGCTGTAGCGGAAGAACTGGACGGTTTTACCGGAGGCCTTTGGCAGGTCGTCGGGCATGCAAGCTTCGCGGAAAACAAACTTCTTTTCCAGGCGATCCAGACCCTTTTTCTTGTAAAAGACCGAAACGAGGTGCGCTAAACCCGCGCTAGTCGTGTTATTGGTCGAAGGCTGATAAGCCATGTTTGATCTCCCTCACTCGCTATAGAAGTTCTGGTATCGGCCATCTCTTCTACCCTAATCATAACACACGAACTAAAGGATTTTCCGGAGCCGGCGGGCTCATAAGACCGGCCCCGGCCGAACCCCTACCGGCTCGTAAGCGGCAGGATCCTAACGCGATTTAAGCGCTAGAAATTATTGAGCTTAAGAGCCCTGCATGCGGGCAATTACAGCCGCAATTTGCTCAGGTGACATGTTTTCCGCCGCCGCGGCCCAGTCAGGGACCGAGGATCCGGCTGGACCACGACCCACAACAGGAGGTCCGCCCATTCCTCCATTAAAGTTGAAGGCGCCCTGCTGTTGTTGATATGCCTGCTGTTGTTGATATGCCGGCTGTTGCTGAGGAGCCTGTGCTTGCATTGCGGCAATCTGTTGAGGCGTCGGGGGTAGAGGAACCAAGCCTCGGGTGATTGCGATGCCGTAGGCCGCCTCCAGGCCGGGTACGTCGAAATTAAAGCCGGCCTGTTCGCGGATTTGATTGACGACAGTGCCCGATTGAGCGGACTGGAATTCGGGATGGAGCGCCAGGAATTGGTTGACGGCCAGACCCTTGCGGATCTGTTCCGTTTCCGCCATGGTGTTGCGAAGGGCGCCGGCCGGATCCTGGGCCTTGCCCTGGAAGACGACCTGGTTCAAAAGGTCCGTGAGGCCCTTGCGAGGGTCCTCGGCGAAAGTCTTGATGAAGGACTCCTTGTCGAAGGTGTCCTTATCGCTTTCCTTGCCGGTGACGACGTTAGATTGAGCCGCCGTAAGCTCGGCAATCTTGGCGTCATAGGCCGCCTTCTGAGACTGGAAGTCCGCGAAAGTCTGGCTGAGGGCGGTTTCGAGCTGTTCCTTGCCGGTAAAGTTGAAGGCCTGTCCCCCAACGGTAAGGTTGAGAGGCGAGGAGACCGGGGCGTCCGCGCCCACGCCCAGAGAAGGGACGCCGCCAGGAGTTTGTTCGGCCATAACTTCTTTGATTAGGCCTTTGATGATGTCTGCTTCAGTCATAGTTTATTTTCCTTTATCTGGTAGCGCCTGATCCGTCCAAGGGAGGGAAAGGAAACTTAAGCTGGCTTGGGTGGAAAGGAGGCGCCGGCGGCTTGCCAAAATTGCTGGGATTAAACTGGGGTGGTCTTCCGATGGGAACGGGAGCTCCAGAAGGCACAGCCTGGTTGAAGGCTGCTAAAACATCAGGATCCACGTCGCCTTCGTCAATTTTGGCCTGGAAATCACGGGCAAAGGTTTCGGGCGCGTGCCTCAGAAGATGCTTGATGGCGCCGAAGGCCCGCCAGGTGGCGAGCAGGCGTTTTTCGCGGTCGTCGTTGAGAGCCTGACGGAGTTCGAGGCCAATAGTTTCGAATTGGGCATCAAGGGCCGTTTGGAGGATCTGGAAGCCAGGATTGGAAACGAGTTCGGCGACAGCTCTGATCTCGTCAGGAGTGAAACTTTCGCGATTGGGATTCATAAAGCAGAAGGGCCGTTCATATCTCTAAGGCCATTGTACTACGTTGGGCTGGGGCTTTTAGCCTTCTTCCGGACTTCGGCCTTCTTGCGGGGCGTGCGGGACGCCGTGGCGGCGAGGGCCTGCTTTTCCTTTTGCATCAACATGTTTTGGTCGTGCTTTTGCTGCGATTGATTCATACCGAGCATGTGATTTGAAAAGTTGGACTGGATACCGGCCTGGTCGGCTTCTTGTTTCTGCTGAAGCTGCTGCTGATGGAGCGCCTGATTGGATTGCAGCTTCAAACCCGTTTCCTGCATTTTGAACTGCATCTCCATTTGCTTCATGCGCATTTCCATCTCGCGCTTGTCCCGTTCAGCCTGGATCTTGATCTGGGCAAGTTGCTGATCGGACTGCATCTTGATTTGAGCAATCTGCTGCTCGATCTGAAGTTCGGCCTGCATCTTCTCCATTTCGCCGGTATCGGGTTGTTTAGCGATCTGGGCTTTTTGGATTTCAGTCTGCGATTGCATCTGGGCAATCTGCATCTTGGTCTGTTGGTCGCCTTGAGACTTTTGCTGTTCGGCCTGTTGAGCCTGTTGCTGCTGCTGTTGCCGGGCCTGTTGCTCTTCGGGTTTCATGGGGCGAATGAGCGTGTAAAGTTTACCCGCGCCCGAGGCGTCCTGGAGCATTTGGGCGAATTCGGCAAAATCGACGGTCTGCCCGGTCTGGGCAAGCTGTGTCAAAAAGCTTCCATTTAGGAAGTATTGCGTCAGGAAGGGGACGAGTTGCAGGAGGCGCTCCCGGGTCATCATGCGGCTGGAGGCCAGCATGCGGAAACGCATTTTCTTGAAGTAATTGGAGGCAGGCGTGTACTGGAAGCCGCCCTGTTGGTCTACTCCCGGCAACATCTGGCCGGGGCTCGTGTGAGTTTGGAGGATTTTATAGAGTTTGTACAACATCGGCACGATCAGGTAGTTCTCGATGTTGCCAATAATGTGGCGGAGACGTAGGGCGCCGCCCGAGACCTGCGCGTTGACGCCGGCCGCGGTGCGCATGCCGGACGGAGAAGAAGAGCCACCCATGCCGAGGGCATTAACGCCCGTGCGCTTTTCGGCCGCTCTTTCAAGGAATTCTATTTCGGTGTAGATGTTCGTGGTTGCGGACGAAGGCTGCAAGAGCTGCATGTCGTCCTTGGGACTCTGAGAGGTGAAGATGGCTCCGGGGCGCCAGCGAGATTGCGAGGGCGTCATCATGGAGTTCGCGGACATGACGCGGGGCGGATGCAGCGCGAGAGTTACCTCGTCGATTCGACCGTTAAGCATGAACTCGATGGTCCGCTGATTGCCTTCTTGCACGTCCGCTATAGACATGCTGTAGAATCGGCCGGGCACCGTGTAGCAGGGAGCGAAGCAGAAGGGGATGCAGCCATACGGGTTCGCGGCGTTATAGAGAACCCACTGCTTGTTCAAGACCCAGATTATGCGAGTCTTGGTGTAGTACATCAGGACTTCAATATGCCGCTCGGACGGCATGGGAGACCAATCGGAAGCTCCGGGGGTGTAGTTAATGCCTCGGAGAGCTTCGGCGTTGGACTTGGTTTGATCTCCTAGGGAGTAGGGTTTGTTCTGGGCCATCCCGTAAAGGATGTCGTCCGAGGGAACGGACATTTGCGGATTCTTGCGGAAATCTTTAATTTCGTCGATGGTGTAACTTTTACGCCGGATGACGGATCGGGAATCGTCTACCGAGGGGGTGGGCGTGTGAGGATCCACGTAAAAATCGCGGATATCCACGTTATAAATTAGGGGGCGGGACTTGATGGGATCCCATTCAAGCGCCACGCCCCCAAGGCCGTAAAGGAGGATCGCCTTAAAGGATTGTTCGAGCTCCGTTCGGGCCGAAAGGCCATAATCGTCGTGCGCGTGTTCAAGGTAGTAAGTCATATTGGCTTGAACATCACGGGCTTCTTTAGGGTCGTTGCCGGACTCGGCTTCGACCTGGAACCATTCGGAACCAGGGGCAAAGATTTCCTGAGTAATGGCAGGAAGGGCGCTCTCGATTTGGTCGAAGGTGATATTGTACGGAAGGGACGAGCGAGGGATTTTGGTGCCTTCCCAGTACTTTTGGGGCACCCAGCCGTAGTAGAGGGTGTCGTTCAGGTTCCAGCGTTGATCGTGATTTTGCTGTCTGAATGTTTCATACCACCAGAAAGTACGGGTGACGATGGCAAGGGCCGTAGACGCCTGAAGCTGTTGAGTTGCTTGGACAAGAGCTATGTTGTCCAGGTCAATGTGCGGAAGTGTGGGGGCGGGCAGGGCCAGCGGCATCAGTATCCCTCAAGACTATTGTAGCTTAATAGCCAGTCTTATTATGGCTTTGCGCGAAATCGCCGGCCGGAGTCCAATTCGGGTCAAAGAGATCGTTAGTGCATAAAAATTTGTCCCAGGCGTCCACCTGAATCTGTTCGAAGGAGGCTCGGGGCTGTTCGCGCCCGAACCACTCGCGCCCCTGAAAGAGGTCAGCAAGGGTGTCAAGGATATCGTCGTCGGCCCCGAGCGGGAATTCTTTGAGTTCGGTGCGGACCTGAGTCATCACAGAAAGGGGCGCCTGCGCAGGTGTTATTTTTACACCGAGCCCATCTACATTCTCCAAGGTTTCCAGAAAAATGAGACGGCCGCTGTTGTAAGGGGCCTGGAGCGTGTTTTGAATCCGGGATACCTTGGAGATCTGCGTGTCGCGGGGAATCAGGTTAATGAACAGGGACTTTCTGTTGGTCTGCTCCCACTGACGGATAGCAACCATAAGGCCGGTTGTGAAGGATGTCTTTTCGAGGTTGACGGCTCGAAGCCGGCCGCTGTATTCACCCTTTTTGTAATAGTAACGATCCACAATATCCACAAGATGTTTCAGGAGATCATCGGGCAAAAATTTGCCACGGCGGACTTCGACGACATAATGGCGGCCGTCCGAAGCAACGGCGGCGACTGTGATGACGGAGGAGTTCGAGCGCTTGTTGATGGTTTCGGCTGTGTCCACGGAAGCCAGGTAGTAAGCAATGCGGACGTTCTGTTTGAAATTTTCTTCCGAGATTATTTTCGGGAAGGCTTTGTTCACAGGAAAGGCAATTCGGGAGTCGCCCACCGCGGACGGATTGTTCAACATTTGACACGAGAATTGGTACGCGTCTGACCTGCGCTTTGCCTCAAACTG